CCGCTCGACATCGGCTCTGCAAACTCGTACAGCCAGATTGCTCGTGCATGGATCTACGAGGTGGCTGAGTTGGACTCAGTGCGACGTTCCGCTAACAGTGCGACCAAGGCGTTCCTCAGTGCTCAGGAAGATAACTTCCGGCCAGCGTATGGACGCCATGCGATCACCCTCAAGCGTCACGTCGTCTTCGCCGGTACGACTAATGAGTCTCAGTTCATCAACGACATGACGGGATCTCGACGGTACTGGCCCATCAAGGTCAGCGCCATCAACCTCCACTGGGTCCGTGAGAACCGGGACCAACTGTGGGCCGAGGCTATCGTCGCATTCAAAAATGGTGAGACATGGTATCTGGACAAGGAGGCGGACGAAGAGCGGCACAACTCCAGCCTGATCTACCGTCAAGATGACCCATGGGTCGAGCCTATATCGGACTACCTCATGATTCAACGAGGCCCAGTAACAATGAACCTCATCATGGAGGAGGGCTTGAAGATTGATCGTGGACGTATGAGTCGTCGAGATGAGTTGCGAATAGCGGAGATACTTAGAGAGTTGGGATACGAGAAGAAGAGAATGAGTTTCGGAGGTAAAAGAAAATACGTCTGGGCTAAGAATGAAGTACTAAAGTTAAGTAATAAGGAAGCATAATGAGTAAGGCAGCTTTAGGTGGCGGGGTATTCCTCGCGCCTGGATATGAAAATGAAAAGACGGTGCTGAGCCGATTCCAGATTCGGAATCCTGAGTACGACATGGCGATGGGCATGAGGAAGAACGGCAAGTACGTTCCGATTCCTGACAAGCACATCAATGCATGTCACCGAATCCCTCTGGATCACCCATGGGGTGGAGGTCTCGCTGTGCCCCGCAAGGCGGCGTCACAGATGGAACTGGGCAACATTATCGACAAGAGGACCGCACCAGACGCCCGTCTGTTGACTCTATCGAAGGGGTTCTCGCTACGGGACTACCAGCAGAGTGCCCTTGATGCGTGGCTCAATAATCAGGGTGAGGGAGTGATTGTAGCCCCTTGCGGTGCCGGTAAGACAGCCATCGGTGTATCTGCCATGACGAAGTTTGGGACCAAGGCATTGGTGCTTGTCCATACAAATGACTTGGCAGTGCAGTGGATGAATCGGATTCAGTCGATGCTCAACGAGGAGGCAACTCAATATGGCGCGGGTAAGAAGGATGACTCTGGACGGATTGTCGTCGCAACTTTCCAAACTCTTGAACGAATGTCATTCACAGAGCGCTACCAGTTCGGGCGTCAGTTCGGACTCTGTATCGTTGATGAAGCACACCACGTTCCAGCGCACACGTTTTGCTCTGTCATGTTCTGCATGCCAGCGAGACACCGACTCGGATTGACGGCCACGCCAGAGCGACCTGATGGTTTGACATCGATTCTGTGGTGGCATTTCGGTCAGCCGGTTTACGAGATCACCAACGCGCAGTTGACTGCGTCTGGTCACGTCGTTGCGCCATCTATTGAATGGCTATTCACTGACTACAGTGGTCCGCCGAATCGAGTTGACTGGTCTAAGCTGATCACTAAGATGACAACCGATGATCAACGCAACGCGAAGATTATCAACCGTGTCGTGAAGGCATGTGAAAATGGCCGACAGATCCTCGTGCTCTCTGATCGTGTTGATCACTGCATGAAGATTGCTGAGGTGCTTCGATCACACTCGATCGTCGCAGAACCCCTCGTCGGTCGAATGACAAAGAAACAAAGAGCAGAGGTTTTAGAACGTGCAGATAACAGAGAGATTCAAGTCGTATGTGCCACAACCGTCGCAGATGAGGGCCTTGATCTTCCATCACTCGACACTGTTGTACTCACAACTCCGACAAAAGCTATGGGCCGAATACAGCAAAGGATCGGTCGCGTCATGCGACCCCACCCACAGAAGCAAGATCCGATTGTTATTGATTGCATTGACGATAGCGGAGCAATGCATGGACTCGCTCGGAAGCGTCAAAGACTCTACACTAAGCTCGGGTGCTCCTAAAATGATTGATGTATTGAAAAGACTACCGGAAGGTTGGTACATGGTCGAGACCGGAAACGGCTATATCATCAGAGATGCAGACGACGAGTTTGTTTGCGAAGCAGAAAGCGCAGAGAGACTCAATGAGATTCTCAGCAATGAGTTTGAACTCGCACAGCTTTACGCCAGCATGATGTTCATCCTCAAGAGCACCAACGTAGCCGAAGCCTAAGTCATCGCAGCCGAAGTCCGAGCCAGTCTCTCACCGTCACCTTCTTTTTTGTGAAGTCCTCGATGGCAATCGCAAGACGCAGCGACGGTATTGATCTGCCTGACTCAAGGTCTCTCAGGTAGGGAACGGAGACGCTGAGCCCTTGAGGGTTGAGTGTCTCGTTCATCCACTTGCAGAAGCCAAATCGGCTGTTGAATGAAGGTTGGCTTTCGCGAAATGATCGAATGTCCATAAAAAGTCCAGTCAGAAAATGTCCGGTTAAGTGATGTTCAGAACATCACATCGTGATACCATAAATCAAACCACAGGAAAAACAAACATGAACGACAGCCTACCCACAATCGGGAGCAGCAGCATCGGGGCCATACTCGGCCTGTCACCGTGGAGCAGTCCATGGGATGTATGGGCACGAGCGCACGGTCTGACTGAAAGCTCCTCGTCCGCAGCTACGCAGCGAGGTCACATCCTTGAGCCAGCTATTGGTGCTCACTATGCCCATCTGAACAACGTCCAGATCGAGAAGGGACCAGAGTACGAGGCCGCTCCAATCATTGGTCCAGAAGAATGGATGCATGCACGACCAGACTTTTTTGTGAAGTCGGAAGACGCTCGATGGCTGCTTGAGATCAAGTCCACGCGCAAGTTCGACCACAAGTGGGGTATGTCGGGCTCGAACGGCGTGCCGCCATACTACGCGGCCCAGTGTATCTGGCAGATGGCTGTGACGGATGATGAGCGATGTGACCTTGCGGCATTCGCAACCATGAACGATGAGTACAGGTGTTTTAAGATTCACAGGGACTCATCAGTTGAATCTAAGATGATCGACTATGTCAGGGACTGGTATGACCGGCATATTCGAGAGGGTAAGCCTCCAGAGGTAGACGGTTCCACCGCATGCTCCAGATCCCTCGCCAAGCTATTCGAGCAGGAGTCAAAGGAGTTTATTGAGCCGTCCGAGGCTCACCTCGACTTGGCCATGGAACTCAAAGAGGTCCGCCGCATGAGCGCCGAGTTGGACGATAAGAAGCGGATGCTTGAGAATAAAATAAAAGACGAAATTGGTACCGCATATGGTATCAGTGGTGTAGCTACGTGGTCTCAGAGCAAGCCACGTAGTCGATTTGACCGAGCCTCATTCGAGGCTGATCACCCAGACCTCGCCAAGAACTACGTTAAGATTGGCGAGCCAACGCGAACATTCAGGTTCTCATTCACAGGAGAGAAAAAATGAGCACAGCAATCCACCCAGCACATCACTTCAGGAATGTCGTAGAGTCCAAGGCCTCTGACTTCCTCCAGGCAATGGCAGGTACGGAGGAAGGGGCAAAGGCAGCAGGCCGTGTAGCCTTGGCATTCCGTCAGGCTGCACAGACCAATGACCGTCTATACGGGTGTGACCCCGCATCAGTAGCCCAGGCCGTCGCCCTCTCGGCGATGACAGGCTTGATGCCCGGTGGCCCACTCCCAGATGTGTACCTGCTTCCACGAGGCAAGAGCCTACAGTGGCAGGTATCTCACCGAGGCTTCTCGAAGCTCGCAGCCCGAAGCGGTGTACGACTCCGCACCAAGGCGGTGTTTGAGAGCGACACGTTCCACGTCATTGAGGGGACGGAGCCGAAGCTGGAGCACGTTCCTGATCTCTCTGCGGATCAGTCTTGGGAAAACCTGGTAGCAGTCTATGTAGTGGCTCACTACAAGGACGGAAGCAAGGACTTCGTCGTTATCCGCAAGGCCGACATCGAGAAGCGTCGGGCAAACTCTGACGCTTACAAGCGCAACAAGAACCAGTCTCCGTGGGGTCAGTGGCCCATCGAGATGGCGCTCAAGACCGGGCTCCGGTATGCGTTTGCTCGCGGCATCGTCACCATGGACGACACTACCACGAGCGCTTACGAGCACGACGGTATTCAGGACGCACCGGCTGAGGATCTCAACGTGGTAGACATTAACGAGGTTCCAGAAGTCAACACCATGAACGTTTTGTCTGAGCAGCTTGATGAGCTTGTGCAGCAAACGGACGCAGAAGAATCATTGCTTGAGGATTAATCGACAGCATGGCCCGTGATTACAAACGCGAGTACGAGCAGTACCACAGCAAGCCAGAGCAAAAGAAGAGGCGCGCTGGGCGCAATCGTGCTCGCCGTATCATGACCATGTTGAAACGAGTTAAGAAAGGCGATGGAAAAGATGTCCATCATAAAGATGGAAACCCAAAAAACAACTCGAAGAAAAACCTTAGAGTTGAAAGTAAAAAAACAAATCGTTCAAGAAAGTAAAGGAGAACATTATGAGCTTGTTTGATGAAGCTAAGAAGGCGAAAAACCCATTCGGTGAACGTACTAAAACTAAGTCGAATGAGGGTGAGATCCCTACAATCAACCAAACGTCCCTGCTTCTGCGAGTGGTGAATGATGTGTTCGGTGAGCAGCAACTCACTGATGCACAGGGATCAAACTGTGAGGGATACCGGACTCGTCTGGCTGATTCTTCATGGCCGCTTCACAACCTCCAGGGCAACGTGACTGAGCCGACATGGGCAAACATGCTGAATGCAACCATCGCAGGCATGACGAAGACCATTCGGAACAGTCAGCCTAACGGTGACTGGAAGCTGCTTGAGTTCGAGACCAAGATTGATCACGACTCAGACAAGGTCGAGCGTCTGTTTATCGTGGTCAAGTTCGTCGATGTGGACAACAATGAGGATCTCCAGTATCGGAACGGGGCACCCGTGGCTACTACCGTCAACGTACAGACAAGCCCTATTCCTCAAGAGGTTGTCGATGCGCTGACGAACCGTCAGACCGATGACTCACAGCTTGCCGGTATGATTGAGAAGCTTGTAGAGGCAATCGCAGCCAAGACGACAACGTCTGCTACAATTCCGGCTGAGCCAGTGGCAGCATCTGGTGAGCCCGAGCCAGAGCCTGTGGTCTTCAACGACTAATACGATGCCGTTGTATCAGTTCGTCTGTCCTAACTGCGATCTGACTGTTGAGGTTTTACAAGCGTTCGGAGACCCAAGCCCCCACTGTGGGGCTTGTGCTCTCGACCTTGGCACGTCAGTCGACATGAAGCGCAAGATATGCGTGACCAACTTCAGCCTCAAAGGTGACGGCTGGGCGAGGGACAACTACGGATTGAAGAAGAAGTGATGGGGTGGATTTCCCTATGTTTATCTAAGGGCATCCAGCTTCAGCTTGAGCAACTCGTTTTCTCGTTTCACATAGTCGACCTCAACCTTTAGTGCCGACATCTCAGACATAAGGTCAATGATCTGCTGTAGGTGCTCATCACGCTCCTGCTCCAGCTTCTCGACCCTTTTGATAAGGTCATCTCGGTACAGAGCCTGCTCGGCCCTCTCTTCCTGCTGGACCTCTCGCTTTTGCTTGAGAATGAACTCGTAAAACTTGAACGCACCAGCACTAAATACACCAGTCACGGCAGCAACAATAGCAGCAGTAGTGGTGGACTTATCCACGGAGATCCTTGTGCATTACTTCCACACGCATTTTAACGTATATCCAAACCCACAAGGCAAAGTAGACGCCTGTGACCACAAGGCTGCGCCCAACTTCTCCGGCGGCGAAGTCTGGATCGTTCAACACGTTCACGACAAATCGAGTAGTGGAGAAGATGTACAGCAGCAGGTAGGTGCCCACGAAGCGCGAACAGGATCGTACATTCGGCAAGCTGAAGAGCATGCCAAGAGCCACCACAAAGTAAAGAGCGTACTGGAAGTAGGCCCACTCCATCCCGTTGTCCAGGGCCTCGCCGTAGCTCATCCAAAGCACTCGATTGTTGGCAAGGTCTGCAATGTTCCAGAACAACAGCAGGGGCCCGTAGTCGTGGTACACGAGGATGTCTCTGTACGCTTTGAAGAACTGACGCATTGAACCACCTGACCCATCATAACTTGGAGAAAAGAT